AAGAAAAGCATCGTTATATTTATTCATTGATTGTTTTACACCACTAAAGAAAAAGGGGTTACGAAAAGACAATTTAGCCATTATAAGTTTTATTTATATAAATATCAAAAGTAATAAAAAAAAATGATATAGTTGTTTATGTTGTTTAATTATTTATATTTGCATCTATGACATACATTATACTAAAAGAAATAAACCTATATCTATTTAAAATGCGTTTTATTCGTGTTTGGTCTGGTTCTATATTATTGCCAAAGATAATCTATTTAAAAAACACTAAATATAAGCGTTATGCTGTTTCTAATCATTATAAGCGTTATTGTTTTAGGTTGTCTATTAAAATATACTAAAAGAAAAATACTTTAGGTGCTAACTCAAACCAATATCGCATCATAATTGAATCCCATTCATCTGGTGATCGACCTATCATTTTTTTAACCACATCTTTAGAAACCAAGGCAACTCTACCATCTTTATCAATATCTTTTTGCTTTACCTGTTCCATTTCCTCTGAAGTAATACCAATAACGATACTATCATTGCAGAACTCTCCTACTTCTCTATTCACTATTTTGTTAGCCATTTTATATCCACATTGTGATTTAAGGTTATTAAAGTTTTGAGATATACCATCAACATCTAATGCTTTACTATTATTCACAAATCCCTTACAACCTAAGAAGTCAACAACACCACCACCAACACCATCTTCATCAGCAATAGTATTACTATTACTAACACCATACTTTAATTGTATTTCTTTTACTTTATCTACAACGTGAACTAATCCACTCTTTGCAATTTCATATCTGTAAATGCAAACCCATCCGTGCCATACTCTTATAACGGTTTTATCTTTACCTTTACGAGCAACATCAATAGTAATGTATTTATTGCCATCTGGTTTTAAATGTGTTGGATTCCAATAATCTGAAATACTATCTAAATCAATTAATGTACTTGGATCATCATCGTACTCCCAATTCCCATAATATAATCTTTCTTTACTATTCTTATCTAAACTAAGTAAACTATCTAAATAAGACTTTGGTAAGTGTGGGTTATCTGTTGGTAATGCTTGTATAAACTTTCTATTGTTAGATAATGTATTTTCTCTATATGGTTTATAGAATACTTTGTATGTCCAATTCTTTGCAGGGTTACAACTACCTAATAGTTTAGGTGTTAAATTGTATTCGTTTAATTTATATCTGCATCTACTTAAAACGATTTGCCAAGCCTTATGCACTACCTGGTTGCATTCATCAACAAAACCACCAGTAATTTCTAACGAACCTAAACTATCAAAGTTCGGATCAGATGGATATAAAAACAAATCTTGTAGTAATATTTCGCTTCCATTAGTCCAATAGATAATATGATTTTGTGCATTGTATTTAAATTGGTCTGATATACCGAGTAATGAAGTTAATTCAAAGAATGTATTTAATGTAGTTTTTTTAAGTGATGTTAGTTTTGCCCTACCCATTAACCAACGAGTGCCTGGATATAATTGACTTTGTTCAATTAACCACAAACAACCAAGAGCAGATTCACCACCACCAGCTGCACCACCATAAAGAATTTCTTTAGTTTCTTTATCTTTTAAATAATAAACTGCATTTTCTTGTTTTGGTAGTAGATTCATTCATTAGGCTTAGTTCCATTACCTAAACTAATTACACTAACTGGTTTATCTTTATCTCCACCCTCGTGTTGAAGTTTAGACGTTTCAATAAGTGAATGATAAGACTTTAATATGAAGATTCCTAAAGCGACATTTATCTTACCACTTGCAGTATGTTTTACAACTATTGATTCGCATTTATTAGTTAATCTTTTTATCGTGTTAAAAACTTCGAAGTCATTTTTAAACTTTTTTGCTATATAATTGAATTGTTCACGGTAAGTTCCACACTTATCAGCAACATCAGAAAGGAAATAACAATCTTCATTTATAACCTCATTAGCTTTATCTAATAAGTCTAAAGAAAACTCTTTAGTGATGTATTCAGCATAGTTATTATTTTCTTCAGCAGCCATTTAATACTTCCTTTTATTTCTTAATGATTTACCTAAATTAACCCATTTAGATACTCTTTCTACTTGTCTTTGATGTCTTGTTTCTGTTTTTGTTATCATAAGTATAAAAAATTAGTACAAATATACTAATTTATTTTTTATCGTTAATATACTCATCTAAGTCTAATACATTAAAACCTTTTATGTATAATTCCATTACCAGCCAATACGGCATATAAAGAATCTCACAATGGATAATGTTTTTATAGAACTCGTTTTTAAAGTACTTTATACTTTCGTTGTTTGGTGGATCAATCAATTCGATATAAGACTGAAATAAATCGTCTTTATCTTGTTGTGTTAATTCGTTGATATCTTTTAGTTCTGACATTTTATGCTATAAAATACGTTAGGTGTTGATGTTGGTTGTTTAAAAACAGGTTCAGCACATTCTACTTTTTCGCTGCTAATGATATACGATTCAATTTGGTTTACATCATTGTTTGTTATCTTGTAGAAGTATGTAATTTTCTCACATTCACAAGGTGGTTCTATGATGTCTTTTTCAAAACTATCACAACTTTGTATTAATACTACTAATACGATTAATTTAAGTAAATTTTTCATTTTGTTTCTATTTTGTTTATCTTTCTGATGTTACTATCTAAAAAATGTAATAGTTCTGGAGTTTGTTGTACTGTAATTAGTTCACTTGCCCAAAAAAGGCATATTGTATCGTGTTTATCGAATTGAAAAGGCACGAAGAAACCTTTTATTTCTGTTTCATCTATATAGAGATCCACATAAATATCTTCGTCTGTTTCAATGTTTGTGGTTAAAAATTTTAATTTCATAGTTGCAATTTATAACAAATAAATGAATAAAACAATTAATATTGATAAATTTTGTTATCTATTGTTTGCACTATGTGTCTAAATACCGATCGTTCTTGTTTGCCAGTAACATCAACGCCATTAATAAATAGTCTGTAATGATCTTTTCCTTCTGATTTTAATTCTATATTATTCATTGTTTTAAGTATTTAATTTCTCTTTTTAAGTAGTCTAATGCTTTTTCTAAGTCTTGTAATTCATTATCTTTTCTTCCTGCTCTAAAGACGTATTTAACGATGTTACCACGATTAAATGTTAGTTGGTAATCGTGTATTACATCAATTAAATCATAATCTTTACCAGATTCATAATGTTTATTGGTTGCTTTCATATCTCTTTAATATTTACAAATCTTTGTTTTAATTGTGGTTGTGTTAAATGCCTTACAACGCCATCAGAACGTTTTAATTTAGATGTTGACATTGTATGGTGATCGTTACCAATCCCTTTATAAGTTGAACTTGTACCAAGTATTTGATATTCGGTACTTGTATCTAAACATTTAAAGTTTAGAAATCTTATTGATCCGTTGTTATCTATTAGGTTATTCATTATCTAATACAAACTTAACTCCGAAAAGTGTTATTATTTTTCTATATTTTTTAATTCCGTTGTAAACAAATCTATTTACTTTTAATTATTTTGTAAACTATTTAGTTTACTTAACGTTTGTTTATACTTTTTTAACCAGTACTTTCTATTGAAATTTGCGTTTTCGTATCGTTTTCTTTCTATACTATACTTTATTGTCATTATAATAAAACATAGTGCAAAGAATAGTATTAAAATTGTTTGTGCGTTCATAACTTCATTTTTTTAGATGCTTGTTGATCCAGAACATTAGATATATGCTTTTGTAAGCTAATATTTAACATTACTGCTTGAATTTTTAATACCATTTCGGTATCTTCTTTGTATTCGATTAATTTTTTTTTTGTGTTCATTGTTTATTGTTTTTGTAAATATATAAATAATATATCAATTTTAAACTATTAATTTCAATTTTTTTCTATAATTCATTTGTATATCATCTAAATTGTAGATGGAATTGCTAATAATAAAACTATCTTCAGTTGTTTCTGTATGCGTTTCAATGTGTTCAATTGCTTTATAAACATCGTAAACCGATTGACAAATAAAGAATAACACATTTTGTTCAATCATTTCTGGTAATGTTTCCTTTTGGTGTTTAGTAAGTTTACCATAAGGTAGTTTTAATTCTAAACCGAAATAGAATGATGTATCTTTATAAAAGACCGTGTTATCTGGTAATCCACTCTTTGATGCAAAATGTACCCAACGACCATCTTTATACATCTTACCAGAATTTTGTCGCCACCAGAAATAATTAGTTTTATTTAAGAATGAATTAACATCATCTTGCAAATCGGATTCTTTACGATAAACTTTACCATCGTACAAATCTAAAAGCGATCCGATACGTTTTAAAAATACTTGTTTTTCGGTTGTTATTGTTTTTAGTTTCCTTGTTTCATTATCGGTATCTAAATTATATTCCCTATCAATTACACTTGAAATCTTTTTATTAAACTTTAATACTTTACGTTCATCTGGTAATCCGTGTTCTTTTATATTCTCGCAACAATCAAGAACAATGCAATCACTTTTACCATTTGCAATACTTTCTTTTATTGTGTTACCAAGTAATCTTATACCTCTACCTAAACATTGTATGTATTTCTTCCATTGCATTGTTTTGGTTGCCATTATAACACAAGATACTTTAGGCTCATCAAATCCAGCAGTAAGTATTTCAATAGATATTAAACCTTTTATAAGACCAGCTTTATAAGATTGCAGAATTAACTCACGTTGTTTTGTTGAGGTATCAGCAGTAATTGATTTAGTTATTATATTTTGTTTAGCAAACTCTTTTTCTAATTCTTTGCAGTGTTTCTTATTTACTGCAAAACATATAAATTGTCGTTGTTCTCCATTACTAATATAATTATCTACTATTGATTTGTTTATATCTTCTTTGTTTATCGCTTGTTCTAATTCGGTTTCATCATAATCATTACCTTTTATTTTTACGTTGCTTAAATCAATAGATAAACTACTATAACATTTAAACGGAACGAGCCATCCTAAATCAATTAAATCTTTTGTTTGGTAGTTATCAATAATAGTATCAAAACCATCTAATAAATACCCTTTATTATCTGTTGGTGTTGCTGATAACCCTATAAAAATAGCATTAGGAAACCTATCAAATAATGATTGTACTAAGTTTGATTCATAAGCAAAGTGAACCTCATCAATTATAACGATTTTAGGTGTTGCTATTTCAACGTTATTTAATGTTTGTAGTGTTGCTACCAAACATTTATAATCGTTGCTTATATCCTTGTTTTCGCCTTGTAAGTATTGTGGTTCTAAACTGCTAAATTTATCAAATGATTGTTCAGCTAATTGGATTCGATGTGAAGTAAACAATACTTTATTATTCTTTGCTATTGCGTTTTTGATAATATCATAAGCTAAGATAGTTTTTCCAAATCCAGTTGCAGCCATTACTAAAAGTTTGTTATTACCTTTAGATATTTCGTTTGCAATTTCTTGTTTTACGTGTTGTTGTGGTTTTCTTAGTTTGTACATTAAAACATTCTTATTTGTGATGTATGTTCTTTTAATCTCTTTAATGATGCTTCGTAATAATCTTTGTCTAATTCACAAGCAGTTAAATCAAATCCTAAGTTATGACAAGCTAAAGCTATACTACCTGAACCTAAATGCGTGTCAAGTATCTTGTCTCCTTCTTTAGCGTAGTTTATTAAAATCCATTCATATAGTTTTATGCTTTTTTGAGTTGGGTGTATTCTTGTTCCGTCTATGTTATAAAAGCCCCTATCTCCAACCGGTGGTTGTCTAAATATTAAATTTTTACTTTTAAATGAAGTCCAAGCCATTTCACTCATACTCATTAAATGTTTATCAGTCATTTTTTTATCCCAAATTAAAAAACAAGGAGTAGCACCTAAATAATCTAAAAAATAATTAGCCCCCCAAATAATTTGATTTTTGCTAATTCTAAATAATTCTTTAAAGTATTCCTTATTAGGTATTTGAGAATCCCATTTTTTACCATCATCAAACACTCTTGTTTTTACATCTATCCCATAAGGAGGGTCAACAATAGCAAGGTCAAAGTAATTATCTTCATACCTTGCCATTAACTCCATATTATCTTCATTAGTTATTTTTATCATAAGTTTATGTTTTTAGTTATTGTTGATTGCGATACGTTATAAATGGTAGCTATTTCGTTATGTGTATACCCTTTTTTATAAAGTCGTTTTATTTTTTTTACATCAACATCTAATATTTTATTTCTTTTATTAAATGTTAGTTGTTGTTCTAACTGCATTTCAATTATATTAATCTTTCTAATTTCTTTTGGTGCTTCATTACCAGTTAATGCAATTAATTCCAGCTTTTGTTGTTGCACCTCTCTTAAACCATCTTTAAGTAATATTTGTACGTAATTCATAATTAAAACATTCTTATTTGATTCTGGTGTTCATTTAATCTCTTTAATGATGCTTCGTAATAGTCTTTGTCTAATTAACAAGCAGTTAAATCAAAGCCCAAATTATGACAAGCTAAGGCTATTGAGCCACTACCTAAATGAGTATCAAGTATTTGAAAACCATTTGTTTCTGTATGTTCATTATAGCAATCATCACAATTTTGCCATAATTTAAAACCACCATCACCAGCAACATCTTCATAATACCCACCATCGTTTTTACAAGTTTTACAAGTAGCATATCTCATTAATTGCCATTCGTATAATTTAACTGGTTTTTGTGTTGGGTGTCGTTTTTTACCATCATAATCTGGCAAAGTAGATAATCGTTTAAATATCCTAATATTTTTATCAATACTACACCAAGCCAATTCAGCTTCAGAAAAGCTTAAGTTAGGATTTAGCTTATCCCAAATTAACCAATTATTATTTAATGGTAATTCAAAATAATTGCCACCCCAAATAATTTGGTTTTTAGAAACCCTAAATAATTCATCAAAGTATTCTTTAGTAGGTACTGCATTATCCCAATCCTTACCTTTTTTAAATTCGTGTTTACCACTTCCCATTGTCATTTTACCTGCACCTATTCCATAAGGTGGATCAACAATAGCTAAGTCAAAGTAGTTATCTTTATATCTTGCCATTAGTTTCATATTATCTTCATTAGTTATTTTTATCATAATTCTTTATTTATTAGTTTTAATACATTTTCGTAATCTTCTTGTGTTTCTTTGTCAAATCTAAGATCGTTTCTAAATGTTTTTAAGTTATATGAAATACTATTTAAAGCATCGTATTTAAGTAACTTTGTTGCTTCACATTGTTTCATTTTAAACATCGGCACAATGATGTAGCTAATCATTCTTTTAGCTTTAGGCAGATTGCCCTTTCTGGACTTCTTTCGTATATCTACTTTGTAGTAATTAGATACAATTCTTATTATTTGTTTAGGTGTTTTATTCATTCCGTTTTTTTTAGTTATTCAAATATATAAAAAATATATTATTTTAAATGCTTTTTATTTATTTATTTTCAAAGTCTTTGATATAATTATAAACCGTTCTTCTGGTTATGCCAAGCGTTTCACTTAATTTAGTTTTACTAATTTTTGGATTTGATGAATAAATAGCCACAAACTTATCATAACTTGACTTATCTGCATTTTTATTAAGTATGGTTTTAACATCTTTTGTTTCTAAACTATTTACTTTTATTTTCTTCGCCATTGATATAAAGTAATTACTTAATTTTTCAGCTTTTAATACACTATCTTTTTTAATTACACCTAATGTATAACTATCATCAGAATAACTTGATAGCGTGTTTATAAGTAGTGCAAAACGTGGTATGTATGCCTTTTGTTTAGGCAACATTGACTTCATATACTCGTTTTCTTCATCTGAATTTTGAACATCAGTAATTTTATTAAATATTCGTACCCATTCTTTATTTGCATCTTCAGAAAATCGTGCTATAATCGGATCTATTTCATCTTCTTCGGTGTATTGAATTAAATTCTTTAATTTTTCGTAAAAGTTTAATACATAATCAGAATACCAATCTAAGTATTCTTGTTTCATTTCTTCCTCATTATATCTATCTACTTCTAAATCTGGATAACAGAACAACATTCTATCTATAAATCCATTGTCTTTATTATCTTCAGTATAAAA